GTATCATCCATATCATCCCATTGTTTATTAATTAGTATATCCTTAACGAAAAATGTATCATTTATATGTATAGTACCAAGCTGTCCATCTTCCTTGAAGATTTCCAAGTATTCATTAGCCATTTTGACAACAATACCTCTGCCCTCAGTACCATTTATATAATAATGAATGTCGTCTCCGACTTTAGTATTCTTTATTTTGTTCATTGCTAGTTTTTGTTTACCTTTACTTCCTATATAAGTTTTAGAATTGGAGGTAGTTACATCATCTTCCTTACCCTGCATATGCTGGTCTTTTAAACCAACGTTTGCCATGCCTCCCATATCCTTTTCTATACGTCTGAATCTCATTCCTCTTCTTCTCCCTGCTGTGGTTTCGCCATTTCTACTCCTGCTTGAACTACTTTTTTACCTATTCCTCCTACTGCTCTGGCTACTCCACCAGCTAACATACCAATAAGGGGTGCTATTTTATTCTCATATATAATATTAGCCCTAATTTCCTCTACAAAGTAATCTGTTTTCCTACTATCTCTCCAAGTTTGCTTAGCTCGTCTTTTTTTCTTCCTCACTTCAGGAGGTTCTCGCCTTTGTGCATCGCCTCCGGGAGTTAACGAATACGCTGCTCCGGGTTTTGTGTCAGGTGTTTTTTCAAATGTTTGTTTGTATGGTTTACCCGTTCTTGCCCTACTTTCTAACCTTACTGCCATTCGTCTTTTTCTTTCATCATCACTTATCTGTACCCCACGACCACTTTTGTCTGGTCCTAGTTCTGTATCTTGTTTTGCTGGTGTTCCAGTAAGCCTATTGCTGTACTTTGGTTTCTTTCTCTGCCCACCCGGGAATCTCTCAGGATCGTCATCAGTATATGGGTGTGATAAAACATCTATTTTTCTCTGTATTTCTTTTATTTCTTTATCTTTATCTGCTGTGTCAGGTTTTCTTCCCCTTTTCTTATCTTCTTCCTTAAAAAATGCTGGTGGTTCGCCTACTTTCACTAACCATACTTCCCATGCCTTAAGTGCATCTATACCTGCATGGATTTTTTCATTCCTCTCAGAGTAATACCCAAACGGATGGTCGCCATGTTCCTTTCCCTGCATAAATTCTTTTCTTTCTATCTCTTTTTTTGGTTTTCCACCTGTACGTTTTGTGCCATATTCTCCACCAAGAAGATGAGTGGGGTGTTTCTCCTCCCATATCTCTCGAAGTTTATCTTTGTGACCTATCTTAGGATGATGTATAGCTCTTCTTAGCTTGCCGGGCTCACCCTCTTTTCGTTCTGTTGCTTGTGCTCCACCCGGTCTGGTTTTATATGGTCTTTTCATACCACTTAATATTTCTCGATCTGTTTCCTTGCTACCTAAAGGTTCTTTTTCTTCCATATCTCTTTGTAATGTTTTTCCTAACCATGATTTCCACGCCTTTTGTTTTCCTAATGTAAATTCTGCATCCCCAAAAGTCCAGTTTCTTTGTCTACCTCCTGTTTGAATAGATTCATCTTTATGAAAGTCTGCGTGTCTCTTCTTTCTCTTCTCAGATAATTCATCATCTGGTAATTCAATATTACATAAGGAACAATTCCAAGTATCTTTCTTTGCTTTACTCTTACCCTCTACCTTTCTTTCTATCTGCTTACACCATCCTCCGGGATTATGTTTATCTTGATTGGCATTTATACAGTGTTGAAAACTACCCTTACCACCCTTGCTATCTGGTATTGGTTTTGTTATGTTCATCATCTTCTTAAAGAAACCATGTACGTTTCCCCTCGTTTCTTGTGGTCCTCTTTTATGTCCGTAATCTCCCGGTTTTGGTTTATCTAATGAGTCTGGTCTAGGTAGAGTTTCTTTCTCTGGATCTGCTACCTCTGGAGATTTTATCGGTGAAGTGTTACTAGGCTTCACTTCTTTATCATGCTTTCCCGGTGTTTGACCTAACGTGTTTTGCTCAGAGTCTATAAGATTGTATTGTTTCTCACCCTGAACAAAGCCACCACTGAGTTCAGTGTATGGGTGTAATGGATCAACTACCTTATGTGGTTTGTCTGCTGGTCTTACTATCTTTCTTGTCTTCCAAGTCTTAATTCCTGTGTCTGGATCAGTGGATTCATACTCTTCTTCTCCCTCTGGTGTGTGTGCCTGTACTTTTACACCCTTTTGTTGATTAAAATCTGACTCACCCGTTTCATCCAAATCTCTTTTCCATACAAGATAACTCATATTTATATTCTCAATAGGGCTGGTAGATGTTCTTCTACTTGTCCTATTTGAACTAAGCACACCCATTGCTGGGTCTGCATCTGGAGCTTCTCTTCTTGCAGTTGGTTTTTTTGTAGATTGTTTAGTTGGCTTTGGCTCTGCCCCACCCTCATGTGCAATGTTTATTTGTTTTGGTTGTTCAAATGGTGTTTGTGTAATTTTTCGTTTAGTTTCGTCTGTAGGCTTTGGTACTTTCCTATCATCTATATTTCCGGGTGACTCTGGTATGCCTGCTGGTTTTCCACTATGTACCTCTGGTTTCTTTCTTCTTAATCTAAACTTTACTAACTGTATCATTGCTCTCTGAATAGGTGCACCCACCTTACCTGTTTTTGGATGAACATAAGTTTCACTAGCTCCCATAGGACCATACAATCCACTTGAAGTTGTTCTTAGTGGCTTGTCACCCTCTCTTACAGGGCTCATGCCCGGAGTACCTGTCTGTGGATGTTCCACTTTTGGTTTGCCTGTTTTCTCATCTATGTCACGCTCTTGAACATTGACATCTGGTCGCTTTGGATTAACACCTGATGGTGTTTCTCTTAAATATGCTAATGTTTCTGGTTTTAATCTATTCTTCCAATCCTTATCATCCGTTGGGTGTTGTACTTTATCACCCATATCCTCTCCTCTTTTCTTTAATGGCTTACGCCATCTTATCTTTGTCTGTTCTTTTACTTCCTTATGCTTTGTACCTGCCTGTCCTTTTGGTAATTTATAATCTTTTAAATCTCCTAGTTTTACCCTCTTTCCACTTTCAATTCTATACTGTTTCTTCTCAAGAAACGTTTTCCAAACAGGGTCTTTCTTAATCTCTGTTAAATCTCCATCAGTCTGAACTTCTAATTTCTTTGGCTTATCCATTGCGTGTTCTTCTTGTGACATAACTATGTCTCCTATATATAATATTTAAAGATTAAAATCCAAGCGATCTCTTCAATCCCTTGCCTACATCCAATAAATACCAGCCCTGTCCACCTTGTACTGCCTTACAGGCTAGTGCCAGACTGTCTGGGTAGTCGTCATGTTCATCAGATTTTATCTTCATTATACCTGTTTCAGTATATTCCCTCCTAAGATATGACAGTTGAAAGACCATTTTGTTTATCTGTCTCATTGAAATCCTATGATTTTCAAACAATAATCTGAGATTCTTATACATTATTGCCTTTTCCTGTAGGGTAAATACGACACCTCTCATAGGTAGCCCCTGTTCCCTACCCAAATCAATCAATCCACCTCCTAAGCCAGTCTCATCTGCATATATAGTTTCAACCCTATATCTATCAGCAAGTTCTTTACACCTACCAGCCACACTAACTATATTAGATTGTGATTCGGATACTACCTCTTCAACAAACACATTATCTTCTTCATCCTTACCTAATATAGTAAAGACGGTTTCGTCTCTACCAGTTCTTGCAACGTCTACACCCATAAAGAATGTCATTCTTCCCTTTGGTAATTTGTCATTAATAGCCTCCATGATTAGAGAATGTGGTATCAAACTGTCACCTATATCTAGGAACTCTCCATCTACTTCCTGTACAAACTCCTCCCTAGTTAGCTTCCTAATCTCATCTACAAATACAGGGTCTTCCTGAACCAATGGGTTTTCAGTGGATTTGACATGAAACTCTGTCCACATTCCATTAGGATTATTTGGCTTTGAATTCATACAAGCCTCATAGAAATAACCTGCCTTGCTAAATGGTGTGGATGTGAGCCATACCCTAGCCTGAGTAGCAAGACCTGATGGTAGGAAAGCCTTGAGTATGTCTGTCTTTATAAAGGAACATTCGTCTGCTATAATAACATGAGGAGAATAACCCCTAAGAGTAATGCCTGTTTCGCCTGTAGCCCTAGTGATTATGGTAGTTTTACCTGAACCGTCTAGGAAATTCATAGTAATTTCTGTCTGAGTATCCCTAACAACATATCCTCTTAGGAATTCATTCTTCATAACAAGATCCCTTATCCTACCGAACATGATTGAAGCCTGATTTTGTGTAGGTGCTGCGATGAGTATGATACATTCATGCTTGATTGTCTTTAACATTAGAGGTGCAAAGAACGCAAAGTGTATGGTCTTTACTGCTGTTGACATGGTTTTACCTACCTGTCTGCCTGACCTATAGACTATGAATCTATCCTTGCAGTTGACATATTTCTTATTGTATGGGAATAAATCATGGTCTAAAAATACCTTACTGAATAGGCTTGGATCATTGGCACAGTCTGTAACAACTTGCATAAAGTTCTGTCTCTCTTGTAGAATTTCCTTTCTTGGTCTAGCCATGACACTCACACTTACACTCCATCATTTCTGCTATAATCTCATCTGTACAATGCCCACATAATATACAACACCCATCAATCATGACAGTCACACTCACAATCTACTTCTCTCATATAAGATACTTCTGGGTAATGACCACATTTAACACAATAATCATTACTATATTGATGATTAGTATCATTCAACCTTTCTTCGTCTGTTAGGTTTGCGTTAACCACTACCAATCACCATATGTTTAAATTTGATATGTAGTATCACTTCATCAGAGTCTTTGAATCCTCTCTTGCCACAATAAATACAATGCTTTATATTATATGCTTCATTCATGCCGTTCTTTGTGCCCTTATCTGTCGAAATATGTTCTCAATATCACCCTGTCTATACTCTGTCTTCTCTGTGACTACTATCTTGGCATTGAGATCATTAATTGATTTAACTATACCTAGTAAGGTATTAACCTCACTCTTCGTGTTCCTATCTGGTATGTTCCCATCCATCTTTGCCTGAGTTAATGCCATTAATACATTCTCGAATGATAGTTTGGCTAACATATCCATCATGGATTTCAAGTCCTCTGGGTTTCTGGTGTCGAGGGTATTTATCATATTAATAAAGTCTTTTCTAATAGCACACACAGCCCCAGCCTCATACTTTGGGCACTTACCATTACCTCCATCCTCTATTGACCTATATACACATTGATCACATAGAGCAGGTATGTTCGCTGTCTTTAAATGCTTGGCTGAGTTGAATGGAGATATAGTTTTTCTCTTGTTTTCAACCACAAAATCCTTATTACCTATAGGTTCTATCTTAAATATGTCATCTGACATACAAAACAATTATTAAATCAGTTAATAAAGTTATCGTTATAGTGCCCATAATATTTTAACATAGGCATATATAACAAGGCGAATGGAGCTTTTAGTAGTGCATAGTATTCTCCCTCTATTAGGTCGTTTACTTTCACGCCTATTTTCTCAAGGTCATCTTTGTGTGTTTCACATGAATGTCTAAGCATTGGTATTAACCCCCTACCTTTCTTACCAAAGAACATAGAGTATGTAGTATTGACATTCCATACCTCTGTCTTCTTTGACATTGCTGCTGATATCCAGCCACTGGTATCTAGGCTCTTGAAGAACCTCCTATCTATATATCTACCCTTTGCAAGACCATGATATTTTACATTCATAGGAAGCTTTCTTATCTGGTCCTCTGTTTCTATCTTACCATGTACCTCCCCAAGACAGACATAACTTCCTTTCTCTGGTCTGAGTTTGGATAAATGATTAAGATAGTTTTCTTGTAAAACCGGGAGTGTCCAATCTATTCCATCCTTTCTCTCATTCTCTAGGTACTTTAATGTCTCATCCATCTTGTAGAACACATCAAACTGTGATGCATAATCATAGTATTCTTTCTTGTTCTTTAGGAATTCGTGGTATTTCTCTGGATTTCCATTAGTACCAGCCACCATGAATATAGACTCAAATTTTGGTCTGAATCTCTTTATGTTTGCATAAGAATATTTATGTGATAATAGAACATTTTTGACTCCACACCTTTCAAGTGCTTCTAATGTAGCCTTATTATTGGCATTGAAATATACTTTCATCGTTAATTACCCATCGTAGAGCCCTAATCATTCCTCTACGTTCTTCGTCTGGTATGTTAACGAATTCATGTGGTATTACTGTCTGAGGTAGCATACCCATATGATCTACACTTTCATGGAGAAGTTTCTCTTTC